TGGCTTCAAGCTTACGAGTTTCTTTTTCTAGCTTAGATACTTTTTCTTCTTTCTTTGCAACGGCAGCCTTAGCTTTCTTCCTTGCTTCAGGCTCAGAGTATTTTTTCCCCTTAAACTCTTTATATAATTTATCATAATCATCTGCTACTCGTATTTTCGATAAGACGGCAACCTTCTCTTTACCATCGAAGGCCACAAGAGCGCCTTCGGTCTGAGATCCCTTTGAAGAGTTTACTCCAAAGGTAGCATTAGGAAATCTCTTTGTAATAACATTAAATATTAGCTGATCATAGTAATAGTAATTCCCTTCGGACTCAAATACTACTTTAGGACGGACTTCATCGCTCTTTTTTGCGGGTATAGGAGATTCAGAAATACCTTCCATGCCTTCTGGATCTATCATTATATAGTTTTCAAGAGTAGCCGGTTTAGAAGGAGTATCTAGTATTCTCTTTAGCATTTCAGCATCTACTTCTTTATCAGAATACTTTGCTCCTTTTGGGGGATCCCCTTTTACTAATACTCTTCCATCTGTGAAATATCCTTTAGGAGTCTTGCGTAGATCTCCAAGCAATTCTGTCTTTGAACTTGTCCCGGAGTATTTAGTAGGCTTTGTTTTACCAAGAGATCCATACTTAGGCTGCTTCTTAATAATATCATAAAATCTTTTAAGGCTTTCTTTTGTGTTATATATCTTTGCTCCGCCGTCTATCTTAAAAGTTATTGTCTCAAGATCCTTTCCTTCGGCTGCTTCCCTGGCCTGGCCAAGAGTTTCGTAGGGAGAGTCTTTAACCGCTTTATTTATCTTCCCCAACAATTCTTCTTTCTCTGGAAGGATAACTGCCCTTCCTCCGGCTCCGATCTCTTTAGTTTTGGTTATAGCGCTTTCGACTTGTTTAGGCTCCGGAGTTATTTCTTCAGGTATTGCCGTTTTTTGTGGCTTCCATACACCTTTCGTCATATCTTTTTCTAATTTTGCTAGTTCTAGTTCATCAACAGGCAACCAAACTCCATCTTCTACTCCAGGAGCATACCACTTAGTAAACCATTTTCCATTGACTTCCTTTATAAGCCTTCGTTCATCAGTAGATTTCCTTTCGTAGATAGTTTCTTTTACTTCCTTACTTTCGGGCATTTCCTTCTTTCCGTATCTTTCTATCATATCGTAAGATTGTCTTGTTAGATCGTCAAAATCTTCCTGTGTGATCTCCTTATTATCAAGCAACTTTTTAGAATAGTCTATCCGCCCTTGCTCACTTTTTAACATTTCTGTTATTTCGTTTTCTTTTTGCTTGGCTATTTGCTCTTCTGTTAATTCAACAGGGGGATTAAACTCTTTTTCCCTTCCGGTATAGTCAATAACTTGATCTATACCAAAAACACCATCCATAGTTTTAGTGTTATCGCCTTTTTTATCTAATTTTATAATAACCGAGTCATGCCCTTTAGATAAAACAAGCCTCTTCATAGCGTCAATCAACTTACTCGTAGTCCCTTTTTCTCTGCCGCCATCCTCAAGTCCGGCAAGACTTGAATAATCCCATCCCGCCTCTTTAGTTAAAGCTTTCCATTGAGTATCACTTGATATAGTCAAAGGATTTTTTAAGGTTATAGATTTTGTGGAGACTTCTCCGAATTGTTTTGCATCTTTAGAATTGAAAGCATAATAATTAGCATCCCCAAGAACAGGCTTCGCTATGCCCTTGTAAATATCTTCTACCGGAGTTCCTTTTCCCTGATATACTATACGGGATTCTTTTTTAATAGGCTTCTCTATTTTTGGCTTCTCAACTGCCGTTTTCGGCTTGATTTTAGGCTCAAGAGTAGTAATGCCTAGATTTTCGGGGATAGTCTCTCCTGGCTTAACCTCGACAGGCAGAACGGGAATATCAACCTTACCAGGCTGTGATTTACCCGGTTTCGCTGTTTTTACCTCCGGATCGACTATAATCTTCCATCCCTTCTTCATATACTTGTTGAAAGCGTCAAGATCCTTAACTTTTATTTTCCCAAAACCGCCACCTTTGTTTATTGCGTATTGGAAATATCGATCTGCAACTTGTGCCGCTCTTTCAGCATTGATACCTTCTTTAGTAAGCCTTTCGATTACTGCTTTCTTTGCTCCTTTATAAGCCGACATTTTGTATTGTTGATTAAGGTTCTTAGTATTGAACATCCCGAACATAGCAAATATGGCCGCATTAACTCCCGCTTCTGCATTTGTAGCGCCTTGAATTTTAGAAGTAGCAAACCCGTAAGCAGCTTCAGCCGGTATTCTTAATAATGGAGCGGGTATAGATCCGGCAGCCCCAAGTCCGGCTCCGAAGGCCATCTCTCCTAAAACCTCTTTGCTTGCATCTACAATATTAACATCGTCCCCGCCGATCGCTTTAGAAATATTATCCATAGATGATTTCAATCCGAAGGCAAGTCCAGCTTGAGCCATCTTTCCGGCGGCTATCCTTGCAAAAGTAGGTAAGGAAGAAATCAGTTTAGCATTAGTTACTACAGGAGCAACTCCACCGGTTACTAATCCGGCTCCCATCAAGCCCGTAAGATTTCCAAGTGCATTTGCAATAGGATGCGCTTCTACTAAGCCAGGCCTTCTATCCTTTTCTCCAATAACCGGTAAGATCCCTTGAGCAAAAGACTCCATCTTTGCGGTAGTCCCGGAGTATAGGTTCTTAGGATATTCCTTAACAAGTGCTATATCTTTCGCTAACTGTAGAGAATCATCTTCTTCTTTTGTAAGAGTCCTTGTCTGCTCTTTCATTTCCGGAGTAAATGCCCGGAGTTCTGGAACAATATCATCGAACATATTTACTTTCTCTTCAGGCTTGGCAATATCGACTTTTTCTTCAGTATCAATAATATCATCAAAGATATTCCCGCCGGGAACTTCTTCTTTAGTGTCCTTGACAATAGGCGCAACTGCTATAGGCGCTTTAGGAGAAGGGATTAAATCTTCAAAAATATTATCCATATCTTATAATCCGTATATTGCCGGATCTATTCCTTTTGCTTGTAGATGCTCCGCTATTGTCTCGTCAGGGATCCCTTGCTCCCTGGCTTCATCTATTCTGTTAAGAATATTGCCGTCTAATTGTGGATCTTTCTCTTCCTTCCTGTGCAAATAGTTCTGCTTAGGCTCTGCTTGCGGGATCACATCCGGAGCATTTATTATCCCTCCAGGCCTTAATTCTCCCAAAACCTTTTCTTCTGGAGAACTTGATAATCCCATGGCTGATCTAATCTTGTTCAATAAGTTTACATCATCCCAAGACTCAACTTTTGTAGGATCATAAGCCGGCTTAACATAGCCTTGCGGTTCTTCTCCTATTTCTTCTTCAGGTTCGGCATAAGTGTTGTTTATCCTTCCTTCAAAATCGCTCATAGACATAGGCTGCTCTCCGGCTCCAACTGCCTTGGCTAGATAATCAGCATACATTTCTTTTAGCTTTTCTGCCCTGTCTAAACCTTTGCTCCATTCGTATTCTTCTTTGCTGCTTGGTTTCCATTCTTTTCTGTTAGCATCCTTCTCTAAGTTCTTGCTCCATTCGTATTCTTCTTGAGTCTTTGGCTCCCACTTCTTAGGAGTGTTATTGCTCTTCATCTTCTCTTTGATAAGATCTTTCAATTCTGTCCTATCAAATTGATTTAACTCCGAAGAGTCCATGCCTAAAATCTTTGCAGCAGATTCCCGGTAAGCCTTGTCTTTCGTCTTTTGCTGCCCTTTATTAAACCCGGACAATACGGACTCTAATATTTCAGCTATTCCAGGCTCTTTTCTCGGTTGCTGAACTCCTGTTATAATAGGCATTATATCACCGCCTTTTTACTTGCAAGCATTTCAGAGATTAACTTTCCCATGCTTGGCGGTTTATTAAATGTAGGCGCTTCGGCCGGGAGAGTTCCTTCTCCTCCGAATATACTGCTACCGGCGGGAGCAGCTTGTTCTCCGCCGCCCATAAGGCCGCTTAACATTCCGCTCGCACTATCTCCCATTCCACCGCTACCACCGGAAGAACTACTTGCCGGGCTACCACCTGAACTGTCTCCCTTATCCTTGCTACCTTCATAAGTTTGATATGCTGAAAGTGCCGCTAAGCCTACTTGGATCCAACTCATTTTGTGGCCTCCTTTAAGAATTTTTCAATAGTTTCTCTTGGTAATTCGCTGAAATCTTTAGCTATAACTTCTTCTTCTATCATTTTTAGATCTGTTTTTTTAGTAGCATGAACTGTAGTCCATATTGTATCTTCATGAACATAGACAACTCTTTTAGTTCCAGGCTTAGTTATACCTGAAAATGGAGCCTTTATTCTGATAACTCCCTCTTCGGTCAAAACAGAACATTCTCCTTTTAAGAGAAAATAGGGATGGCTCTTCTTATGCAGCTTGGTAACAATTAGCATATCTTTAGGAACAGATACCTCTCTTATATAGAGTCCGTCTGCGAAGGTATGCTTCAATGTTCCAACATTATCCCCAAACTCTGCTCCAGGTAGATTAGACATTTCTTTCTCTAAGGATAAAATGCCTTTTCTAATCTTCTTGCCCTTAATTTTTTCTATCTTTTTCAAGATGTTCTATACCCCGTATAACTTCCTATTTGCCCTTTATCTCCAAAGGATCTATCGGATCCGGCCTTGCCTAAGGATGAACCACCGCCACCGCTAAACATCCCGCCTAACATGCTCCCGGCAATACCGCCTAACAGTTTACCGAACATTCCTCCGCCACCTTCACTTTCAGTAGATTGTGCGTAGTAAGGTTCTTTCGATAAGCCTGAAGCAAGAGCGCCAACTTGCATCGGATATTCTTGTGTAGATCTAAGCCATTCGTTGTAGATTGACTCGTTCCTTGCTTGCTGTAGTATTCTTTCTAATCCACCGGCACTCTGCAAGGCAGTAGTCTTTCTTAATGGAGATTCTTCTTCAGCCCTTCCCATATTAGCAGCAGTAGGGATAGCATCATATCTTCTCTGTCTTTCAGTTTCAGCCATTCCATATAAAAGCTTATTCATAGCTAAGGAAGCATCCGTAGAAGCATCCCCTTGCTTGTCTATCCTGGCTCCGCTATAAAACCTTCCCGCTCCACCGGAAGCCTGGTCTGCTATTTGCTTTTGAGTTTCCTCAAGGTTCCTTGCAGATTCAGCTTTAACGGCCTGATAGTAGGGACTAGAAGTAGGATCATAATCCCCTTGCATAGTTTTAGATAGTTCGTCTTTAGCAAGGCCTGTCGATTCGGACTCCCCCTGATCTACATATTTCTGTAAAAAATCAAGAGATTGTTTCTCTTGCGGAGAAGAGTCGGCCACTATATCTTTATCATAAGTATCTGTAGGCTGTCCTATCTCTCCTTTGAGCCATGCAATCATAGGCTCTCTAACATCCTTGTAAGGATCTGCTACTACTGAAAATTCTGGAGTCTGTTTTTCTCCGCCACCAAATATTCCACTCATGATCTCTCTCCTTTATTTATGTTCATTTTTAAGACGCTTCCATGATATTCAAAATGGTATTTTCTTATATATGCTTTTGGATCTCTTTGCGTTATGAAATATAGCTTATCGATATTTTCTTCTTTAGCCCATAGCTTCATCTTAGTTAATAGTTCAAAGCCTATAGATCTCTCCAACTCCCCAGGCCTTACAACACAAAATTGTATAAATACGCATCTATCTCCATCGAACTCTTCGATCGAAGCATAGATAAATCCTCTAATATCTCCGCTATTATAATCAATATAAGCCTTAGTCCCTGGCTGATTCAAAGTAGAAAACATCATATCCTTTAGCTTGGCCAAGGGAGCGCCAGGAACAGCCTCGGCCATCTTAACAAGCTTCGGTATCTGTAAAGGATTATCAAATAAAATTATCATTCTATAGCTTGCCTTAGTATCTCGGTTTCTAATTCTCTTTCTTTGCCACGCATTTTTTCAGCATTTCTTCTTGCTCTTGCCGGAACATCTTTCCTAGCATAGTCGCTGTCCAAAATCTCTTTAGCTGCTGTATCGTAGTCTTTAGCTACTATAGCTGCCTTTAGGTCTGTAAATCCGCTCAATGATGGTAAGCCCATATTATAAGACATATCATTGATTACATCTTTTCTATCTTGATCTAAGGCCTTATAAGTTTTAGATCCTAAATAGCTTGCTGCATCCTTCTTGGCAAGATCCATTCTGTTCTTGTATGTAACCGCATCCTCTGCCCTAGTAATACCTCTTTTCCCTTCCCTAACTTCTTTAGGAACCATAGCTGCTGTAACCGGATCATCTAAGTTAAAGCCTGTCCCTACTGCCTTGTTTCCTTTGTCTGAAGGATCAGTATAGATCTTCTTCCTAAAACCTTCTTCTTGTCTTGTTCCCATTTTATAATGTAATCTCCTCGAACCCGTAAGTTGCGGATCCTGTTTTAACTCCGACATAAAGTTTATCTGCTGCCGCTCCGGCTCCTTTAAGAATAACCATCCTCCCCCTATACTCAACAGTAGCAGTAGGAAGAGTATCAACCATATCAACATTCTGCATAGCTTTTGTATCGTCATAAGTATCTCTCTGATGATTTGTTAAAATATCGCTTATGTTTCTTATCCATTCTTTCACCGCCTCGTCTTTAACTAAAGAGAAGTCCGGGAAAACACCTATAGGCTTTGATTTAATTGCCCTCAACGGTTAGTCCTCCCCTTCTCAAATATGTAATTTAACCATCCCAATAAAGCAAAATGATTAGTAGCTTCTATCTTTGTTTTAAAGTTTTGAGCAGCCTTGTTCCAAGTAATATTCTTCTTTATAATATCCCTGGTTAGATCTATCAAAGATATAATATTAGTCGTAGATTCAAAACTATTGCTATCATCTTTTTTAAGGCTTATAGTTACGCTGCCTTCAATATCGCTATTAAGCCAAAACTGCTGTCTGAATAATCTCTTAATTATGCCTGGCAAGAAGAAGCTTTGTCTTGTGCTTTCAAATACTCTTGTATAGGCCGTCCCATCATCTTTATACCCGATGTCAGCTTTTCTTACATAGCCATCGTCTCCACCGTAAATCAACTGCGGAGCATCGTCTATAAACTGCCTATCATCCCAATAGCCCTCTTGTTCATCTACATAGAGATCTCCCCATATATCATCATCTACATAAAGATCAGAAACATTAAGATATTCTCCCATTACCTTCGTAGCTTGATCCTGTTTATATTCCCAAATATACATATTCTTGTTTTGGAAGTCCCATATAACACAAGCGTTCATATAGTCTGGATTACCATGCGGAACAAACCATCTAATCTGATTCTTTTGCTCAACTTTGAAACCATAGATATATTGCTCAAGGTTAGGATCAAAGTTTACTGAATAAGGAAATATAACCTCTCCAATATCTTCTTCAGTAATTAAGTTCCAAGAATGAAACTTACTATCCGGACTATAGTAGTGTATCTTTTTTTGAGTAGCTACGATAGAATTTGCAGCAGAAACTCCGGAACAAGAACTATTAGGAGTATAATCAAATATATCTGTTCCTCCTACCCATCTTCCAACTACAGCATCCCTTTCTCTAAATATAATGTGGTAACTGTTCCAAGTTATAGATCCTGTTATCCAGGATTCATCATCTACAAAGTCCTTGAAATCTAAATCTTCCCAAGCTTCGCAATCTGCTACAGCGCCAAATCTTTCTCTCTGCGGCTGATTCCCGGCTTCTATAGTATTAAGGAAGAGCAACCTATCATGAAAAACATCAACATATTTTGCAGAAACAAATCCAGAAGGTAGCCCGGTCAAAGGCCTTACTTGTCCTGTTCCTGTAAAGACTATCGGAGTATCTACTCCATTCGTAGCGATCCAAACATCGCCTAAGTTTTTATCTTGAAATGTTTTTGATTTCCAGAAATTAGTTACAGTTCCAGAGAAACATTTCCTGATCGTGTAAGCCGTTGCTCCGGTAACAGGAGCAGTTACAAGAGTTAATTGTGTATCAGAGTCTTTAGAAGCTATCTCATACCAAGTATCGGAAGCATAGGAAGTCCCCGCTAGAAGTTTGATATAGTCTCCGGCCTTAATACCTCCTGTAGTAAAGTTTGCTCCGCCGGCTCCGGTTACTATTAAAGCGCTTGCGCCTGTTCCTACAGATATTGTTCCTGTAGCATAAGTAGGAGTCAAAACTGTATATTTAGTATTAGCTAAATCATATTGATAAATATCTTTTTGAGTGCATACCATCAAATACCATGATCCGGTATATTTCCAGAACTGCTCGATCAACAGTATCGCTCCAGACAATACTTGTTCGTCAAGTTTTAGAAGGCCTAGTCTCCCCTGGAGTAGTTCATTGTAGAACTCCATATTCCTTGAGTTTGAAGTAGCAAAATTGTTATACAAAAACTCTTCAGGCTTGTTTAGAATAATCGACTTGTTTGGCAGAAAAGTAGGTATCTCTTTCATTTTTACCATAATTTATTCCTCAATACATCGCAGCATATCCTCCGAGCAGAGCATAGACTCTAACATCGTAAAGATAAGCCCACGCATAATCGTGTCTAATCCCTTCGTAACTGTAAACTTGGGAGTTAATTGTTACCTTTACTCCTGTTACTCCAGACCAACCCGTAGATACTGTTTCATTAGTATTTGCTTCAACCAATACTCCATCACCACCGATCGCACTACTAGAATTGTCAAATACAGTTACATAAGATCCATCTACCTTGATTTCTATTTTTACCTGGCGTGTAGCAGTTTGATAGTTACCGCCTTTAGTAGCGTTATATGCTTTAGCTTTTACGCTCTCTATTGAAAGGCTTGGAGTCCATAGATGCTCTGATACAAGAGCCATATTTATAGTTCCGCCGTCTCCATCGCCACCCGCTCCATTTGCATAAGCGCCATAATATGTAGCTTCGTTTTCATCTAAAGATTCAGTATTAGCCGAACCGTAGTATGCTATAGTTTGCGCTGCATCCCCATTGATTGTAAAGATCTCGGAGTTAGTTACAAAGGGAAGCGATAATATATTCTTGGCCATTAGTTTACTCCCGTTGTGATTTCAAATAATACAGTTAAACCGGCAGCATCATTTACGGCATCGATGTCAAGAGTCAAGATGCTATCAGCAGCAATACTCGTTACATCAAAGACGGCAGTTGTAGCACTTGTAGCGCCATCGGCGATCGACAATACGCTTGTCATAATATCTGTTCCATCGTCTTGAAGTTGAATAGTGCAAAGTCCACCAGACGGAGCAGTATTAGCTTTGACAGTAACCTTGACGCTTGTTGCAGCCATAGGGATTATTATCTGAGCGCAAGCATCGTCTCCTATCTCCGGATAGGGAACATACCACATTAAAGTTCTAGTAATTGTAGATACTAAGGTAGTGCAAGTTACCTGGTCGCAATCTATGTCTCCACAAGTTACATCGTTGAATATAGCATCCATAGCAGCACTACCAATCTTTCCGGCATTTGTAAGCTGTATCTCATTCCCGGCCGCATCGATACCATATAACTCAACGATGCCTAGTTCTCCGACCGATCTGGAGTATATATCATAGGAAGCCGAATCGCCTGTTCCTGGGGGAGTAGTTGCAGCAGAAGTTCCTATTGTTATGAATTTACCTAACTTAAATCCTATTTTAGTCTCTGTAGTTAGGAACCCATGCAGTAAGGTAGAAACCCTGTCTGCTATATCGTCCATTAGATCTCTAGCATAAGATGGCTGCGTTTTAAATTTGCTATGATCAAGCTTTAATGTTTTTAACCAATCTCTCGTAAAACTCATTTTCTGTCTCCTTTTTTGATTTTATTTTCTTCTATTATATATATATTCATCTTATTAAAGCTGCGGGAGGAATAGCCCCCCGCAATAAACTACGCTACTTTTACTTTGTGAGTTATGGCAAGAGTATCGCCATCAGCAACATTCAAAACATCAAACGATTGATAAGCTAACAACACACCATCTGCGCCGGCATTGAGAATACCTTCTTCAGTAATCGCAAGCGCTCCGCTAAATGTAAATGTAGTAACAAACTGTGCTGTATCATCTGTAACCGTTGTTGTTACTAGAGTTCCCACTACATCGGCTCCGCCTCGTCTTGCTCCACCATTAGTAGTAGCTTCAGAGTTCAGAGTTGTCGTTCCGCCTGTTCCTACACCTATTGCAATATAATCAAAAGCTGTCCCGCCAACATCAACTGTAAGCAATCCTGCAAGTTCAGCTTTTCCTAAAGTAGTAATCGTATTTTCTATAACACGATCCTCTTTTACATTTCCGGCTCTATCTTTTAGAACCAACTTCAACACACCAGACATCTTTACATTTTCTACCAAACCGCCGTCTTTCTTCTGCATCTGTTCTTCTCCTTTTTTTTCAGTTTCCATTTTTCGTCTCCAGAATAGTTTAGACCTGGGTTTTACGACCAATTATCCACCGTCTTGTTCGCTTTTTCCCAAGTCGTTAATGCTCTCGTTTGTCTAGTCCACAAGAGAGCCTTACTGAATATATCTGAAAGAGTAGCATTTTCAGTAAAGGCTTTAACTAAAGCCGTTTGCCTGATAAATGTATCTGTTATTGTCAAAGCTTCTTCAAAGAATAGGCTAAAAGCATTTGTTACAACTTCTGTAAGGGTAACTGTCTCTGCCCAAACTCTAGCAAAGCTTCTAGTAAATGCTTCCGATAAAGTAGTAGTATCGGATAAAGTCCGGCCGGTAGCCTTAGACATAGTATCTGTAGTAGTCATAACCTCTTCAAAGAATAATTGCAAAGCAGCAGTAGCAACTTCTGTAAGTGTAGCGATCTCAGAGAAGAGACGGCTTGAGTCTTTTTTTATAGTATCTGTAGCCGTGATAGTTTCCTCAAAGAACAACTCAAAAGCGGCCGTAATTACTTCAGTTAATGTAACTACCTCACTCCAAGACCTTGAAAATCCTTTTGTGAACACTTCAGAAATAGTAGCAACTTCGCTCCAAACCCTAGTTATTACCCTACTGAAACCATCGCTTAAAGTCGTTGTTTCAGTATAGACACGGTTTATAGCTTTTGAAAAAACTTCTTCTGTAACACTCATAACTTCTTCAAATATCATCACAATAGCTGAAGAAGCAACCTCTGTTAAAGTTACTACCTCGCTCCATAGCCTTGAAAATCCCTTGCTAAATACTTCTGATAAAGTGGTAGTATCTGATAGAGTCCTGGCAAAAGTCCAGGCCTTAGAATAGATCTCTGAAATATTCGCTGTATCTGAAATCGTCTTAACTGTATTTCTAACTATGCTATCTGTAGCCGTAATAGTTTCCTCAAAGATCATAACAATTCCGGATGTAGCTACTTCAGTAAGTGTAACAATCTCTGCCCAAGTCCGACTCGAAGCCTTTGAAAAAACTTCTGAAATATTTGCAACTTCAGAAAAAACTTTATTGAATATTTTAGTGTGAGAAATTGTATCGGTAAGAGTAGTAATTTCTTCAAAGAATAACTCAAAAGCATTGTTCACTACTTCTGTAAGAGTAACGATCTCCGACCAGGCTTTAGTAAATCCTCTTGTGAATATTTCAGAGATACTGTAAGTCTCTGTAAATAAACGACTTGTATTCTTTGAAATTGTGTCTGTCATTGTGGCCATATCTTCAAAAAATAGATTGAAAGAATTAGCAACAACTTCGGTAAGAGTAACTGTTTCATTTAATAATTTGCCGGCACTTTTCGCTATCGTATCTGTAATTGCAAAAGTCTCTTCAAAGAATAATTCAAAAGCATTTTCTACGACTTCTACTAAGGTAACTACTTCATTCCAAGCCCTACTGAAAGTCCATGTTCTTGAGTATGTATCAGTAACCGTTAAAACTTCTTCAAAGAATAATTCAAAGCCGCTAGTGATAACTTCAGTTAATGTAACGATCTCCGCCCAGGCTCTCGATGTTCCTTTACTAAATACTTCGGAGAGATTAGAGATCTCTGCAAAGACTCTTGTAGAAGCCCTAGTTATTGTATCAGTAGCCGTCATTGTATCGGATAAGGCCAGGGAGATCCCTCTAGCAAAATCTTCGCTTAATGTTGCTGTTTCTGATAAAGCAAGATTGAAAGCCTTCCCGGTAGCAACCGAATCTGTTGTAGTTAATATATCTGCAAGTTCTATCGATGTATCTCTGATAAGTGCTTCTGATATATCGGTAGCATCTGATAGAGTTTTGATCAAGTCTATAACTCTTGAGTAAGACTCTGAAAGAACTATAGTCTCTGTCAATGTAAGATTGAAAGACTTGGCAATAGAGAAGATCTCACTTGTTGTTAAAGTTTCAGATAGTTCTCTGCTCAATCCCCTTGAAGTAGAGTCTGTTATTGTTGAAGTATCAGCATAAGTTCTTACTAAGGCTATAACTCTATCGATGGTATCAGTAGTGGTAACTGTATCTGTTAAAACAATGTTGAAAGCTTTTACGATCGCAATCATATCTTCCGGAGTAACTGCGTCCAGGAGTTCTAAAACTAAAGCCTTTGTCTGAACTTCCGTTAGAGTAGTAGTATCTAAATACTTCCGGATCAAGGCCATCGCTCTTTCAATATTATCATCGATCGTCATAGTGTCAGATAGGGACTTGCCTGGAGATCTAACTATTCCTAGATCGGATGAAGTCATAGTGTCTGCTAGCGCTCTACCTACTACCTTTGAATTGATTTCTGAGAGAGTGGTAACATCAGAAAGAAGCTTAGTTAAAACTTGAAAATAACTAAGCTTTCCTCCATAAGCTACGCTGCCATATACTTGAGTTCCTATCATTTTATTATTTTAATCTCAGTTTTTTATAAATAATATCTTCTGGTAGTGTTTCTACCATTCTTTTTTTTAATTCAAAACTATCCGCACATATCTTTATTTTTGCCCAATCCGGAGTTTCTATAGTCTTAATAACATCGCCTCTCAAGTCCCCGTATTCGTCTATTTCTACAATCTCTCTTGGTTGATATGTTGGTCTTTTAGTATCATCAAGTAAACATTTTTCATTAACCAATGTAAGTAAAGAATTTTTTCTTGTTATTAAAGGTTTTAATCCTGTGAGAATAGAATTATCCACTACAACTATTTCGTGTTTAGATGGATCATAATTTATAAATGGATGTTTTATTTCAATTTCGTCTCCACCTTGTCCATAGCAAGGATGGTCTGGCGCTTGGTAACTACCTAAAAGAGAACCTTTTTTGGAAACTAGGACTCCTTTATCATCTAAAATATCATCTTTAGCAATTAACAAGAATATCCAATGGTCTTTCCCTGATGCAGTTACATATCGTTGTTGAACATATATTGTAGCATTTTGGGTAGGGCTAGCTTTCCAAGCAGATAGAGATATTCGAGTAGAATAAGTCCCAGAATAAGTGCTTAAAAGAGCAGCTAGTGGCCCAGCTGTAATATATTCACTCAATCTTAAAGCGCCATATCCATAACTTGTTTGGTTATTGTCGGGAGAATAGTGGTCTACTTTCGATTCTGGATAAAATCCGTATGTTCCACCAGGCAAAGTATAATCTGTAAAGGCAGATACTGTTCCTGGTGATACTTTTGAAATTTCCCCTTGACTTGTCTTTAATTTAGCTTGCGATACAGAAGCATCCCCTAAGGCCGGAGCCGGTAAGTTGCCTATCTCAACCATTTTCTTTGCGTTGCTTGCAGCACTATCCTCTATGATAATCATGTCAGCATCGATGGGAGTTTCTTTTTCAGTTATTGCTGATATTTCTGAATCT